CCCGCCGAACCGTTCCATAGCTGCGCCCGATCAGCGCCGCCAGCTCTCCCATGCTGTCCGCCTGCGCCACCGGAAGCCGGTACCTGTCCTTCGTCACGTAGCGGTATACCCGCATTTCTTCCTCCGCCTCCTTGGCTGATAGCTCCGGCACTTGCCCTCCTCGTCCCACAGGGGCCGGGGCTTGCACTTGCCCACCATCTCTGCGTAGTTGCAGGCCCACATCCGGTTCGGCCCGGTCATCCCGTACCGGCACGCCCGGCATCTGCTCCAGTCCTTCAAGCCTCCACCATCTCCCTTATTTCTCCAGCCGCCCCAGCAGCCGCATGAAGCCGTAAACCGCCGTCCCGGCTCCCAGATACACCAGCGCCCATGTCAGCGTCATTCCGTCTCCTCCTCTCGCTCCGCCAGTTCCTTTTCCTCGTCCCGGATGGCTTTCGCCTCCGCATCCAATACCGTGTCAGATGTCCGCATCGGATGCATCCTCCTTTTCCGGCTCCAGCTTCCACACATCCCGTGTGACCTTGGAAACCTGGGGGATATCCCCCCAATACAGGGCGTTCAGGAAATCGTCCTCATCGGTTCCGCACAAAACAAAGCGTGGCTCTGTGATGACCTTGTACCCGGAATATACGGTTGTCTTTTTGCTGCCGCTAACCAGATCGCCCACCTCGGCCACATTGCACTCCGACCGCATAGCTACACGGTCGTAGCACTTCTCAGCCACGATGGCGTAGTAATGTCTTTGCATCTTCATTCCTCCTAAATTCTCACTTGCCTGATCTGTCCAGTTTGTCCAGCAGCCGCACAAACCAATAGCTCACCGTTGCGGCTCCGATGATGACCAAAGTCAATGTGTACCCGTCCATGTTTACTCCTCCTCTATCCCCAGCCACCGCAGAAACGGCATCCGGGGGATTTTCGTCCTGTTGCCAACCCGCATTGTCGGGAATCCAAGCTGTTCGGGGTTGTGCCTCGCTGCGTCCCGTATCGCTTGCGGGTCACAATTCAACAGCTCCGCAACCTCTGCCGGGGTCAGATACAGCTTGTCCGACTTCCGTACATCATTGATTGTCACGCTTCTCACCTCGGTTCGCCGCCCGAATAGCGTCCGCAGCGGCCTTGATCTCTTCCTCCGACACGCCGTAAAGCTTCGCCATTTTCTTGTAGTACTTCCGTGCCGGTGCCCAGTCGCCGTATTCCCAGTGCCTTACGCAGGACTGGTCAACAAACAGTTTCTTGCCGACCTGCACGCAGGAAAGATTTGCTCTATCCCGCATTTCTCTCAATGTCAAGTTGCGTTCCCTCCTTATGTGTGAGATTTCATTGGCTGCGGCGGAGCGTTCGTGCTATAATCGCCTTGCAGGAGTGCAAAGACATCGATTCTTGCTGTTAAATCCCCTCCCTGCCCGGTGCGGAGGTGGGGAGGGGAAACTCCTGCACCCCGCCGCCTCGTGTTACCGCACGGGGCGGTTTTTCTATCCCCGCCGCAGTCAACGCCCACCGAAAACTCATATTCATGAGGTTTCACACTTGACACTCCACAAAAACTGCGGTACAATACCTTCGCCAAAAGAAATTGTTAAAAGCCGCTTTCGTGGGGGCTGGTGTTTTTGTACCCTTTTTCGGTGGGCCTGATATAAAGATACCTCATAAATGCGAAGTTTGCAATAGGCAAATTCAATAAATATTGAATTTTGGCAAATCCAACAAATTTAGGTAAGCAAATATGTCAATTATGCAAGAACGGGTTCTTTCTCTTATCCCCCACAAGCCGGATGGAAAGTTTGTGCATGGTGCAAAGGCTGATTTTGCAAGGATGCTCGGATTTAAGAGCGGGGCAATAGTTAGCGATTGGGAATCAGGGAAAAGCGACTCGTACAAAAATTACCTTTTCCAGATTTCCGCTTTAAAAGGTGTATCCGTGGAGTGGCTAAAGGGCGAAACGGATGATCCAAGCATAAAAAAAGCCCCCCGCATAAATGCCGAGGGATTCGTGCCGACTATGAATGATTGGGAAGAACAGGCTGAAAACTGGACGGATGACCAGATTCTTGAGGCCATGCAGAAGCTTGTAGAGATTCAGCAGAGGAGGCGCAGCGATGGGCGTTGAGCTGACAAGAAGCGCAAAAAAGGCGCTGGCAACTCTCTACACGCATTACTGCCAGCGCCGGGCATACGGGCAGTCGAAGCAAAACTCCACATTCTTCATGCCGATTCCAGAAGCAATAAAGGATGGGGTACAGGAGATTTGTGCTGCCGGATATGCCGAGTATTCTCGTTTTGGTGGTGTTGTCCTGACGGATGTGGGCATTGCCTACATGGATAAGCAAGACCCGGAAACCGTCCTCATGTGGGATTTACATGACGGACAGATCATAACCTAACTTGTTTTTCACAAATGCGGCAAAGTCACTGGCTTTGTACAGGTTAGGTGTAAGCAGGGCATTAGACACACTGAGCCGGACACCGCACATATCAGATTTGAAGTCAATCTTATCTCCGATAAGCGGTGTTCCATTTACGAGGACGAATGTCTTCTCGCCGTCAGATGCAATCAGGACTTTTGCGTTTGATAATTCCATTTTGTTCAAGCTCCTTCCATAGTTCGATTTGTTCTTCTTCTGTCAGTGTACGCAGTGCGGACAGGAAATCCGCTTTGGCGTGCGCAGGATGCTCTTTTCTAATTATACCATATTTCTTTTCGATTGCAAACATTCGTTCTATTCCTCCGCATTAAGTCTTTTCACCTATACACGCCAGAGGTGGGTTTGTTGCCCTGTTTCGTGCAACAAAAATAAAAAAATTAGAAAATTTGTTCGATTTGCCCACCCCGCCCCCGCACCGGACAGGGTGGGCTTTGCCCACGAATCACCTATCGGCTTATCGTTTGCATCGCCACCATATCAAAAACAAATCGGGCAGCGCAATCCCCAAAAGGGATTATTACAATATTTGCACGGCAATAAAAGGGTAGATTATGCCCAATAAGGGGAAAGAAGTATGAAAACGCTGAGAGAAATTTGCAAAGAAGCAAAGGTAAGGCAAGGGATTACCACGCAGCAGCTGGCAGACGAAACGGGGATTTCTATTTCTACCATCAACAACTATTTTGCATCGGCATCCAAAGCCCCAAGCGTGTATAACGCCGGTGACATTTGCGCCGTTTTGGGCGTGTCGCTGGATCAGTATTTTGGCATCGTCGAAAATGTCCCCGCAGAAAAACAGCTGGAGGAGTTAAAACAAAGCAGGGAATCGGAGATAAAAGCTGCCAAATTAGAGGGCAATGTAGAGAGCATGAAGAAAACCATAGACTTGCAGCACAAGCGCATCAAGTCGCAGCAAAGGGTAATTTATATCACAATATCCGCGCTTATAATTGTAATGCTCTTGTTGGCCGTATATGTGTTTCTTGATTTCCGCGCAAAAACAACGGGAATGATTATCGGCGGGGGTTCAAGCGTGTTTGCGTGGGTGCTTATCGCCGTACTGCTGGCCGGGAGCGCAGTAACGATTGCGGCCATGATTACGGTTGTACGCATATCAAAGGAGTAACACAATGGAAAATTGTATTAAATGCGGCGCTGAGCTTATGCCGGGGGCGGTGTACTGCCATGCGTGCGGCAAAAAACAGGTGGCTGAAAAGAGAAAAGGCCGGTCACGACCAAACGGTGCAGGAAATGCCTACAAAAGAGGAAAGACATGGACAGCCCGTGCAGCTGGATATTCCTACACAGTGCAGGAAGCGGACGGTAGCCATAGGCTCGTTCGCAAACGGCCCACAAAGGGCGGCTTCCAGACAAAAACAGAAGCCCTGAAATGGGCGGCGGCCCAACTGCCGGGAGAGGGTCAAAAAGCATCTCCTACGCTTTTAACCCTGTGGCAAGGCTGGAGCGAAAACGATATGCAAAAGCTCTCCACAGATAAGCAGGCAGGCTACAAAAAGGCACGGGAACGCCTTGATCCTATTATATCACGGAAAATCGATACACTTTCCATAGATGATTTACAGGCCGTTGTCAACGAACAAGCCACATCCTACTACACGGCCCGTGACATGAAATCCTTGCTGTCACACCTATACAAAAGGGCGATGGCCAGCAACGGTGGAAATGGCACAGTGACAGTAAACCTGTCCCGTTTTATTGTTCTGCCGGAGCTGGTGGAAAAAGAACCAGAACCGTTTACAGAGCAGGAAGTAAATTCCATGTGGGAAGCGTGGGACAATGGGGAACTGTTTGTGGGTTATATGCTCCTAATGATTTACACATCCATGATGCCTGGAGAATTATTCGCCTGTAAATCCGACATGATCGACTACGGAAAGCACGAAATATACGGATGCGGACGGAAAACAAAAAAGCGGAAAGACACCCCAATTGTATTCCCGGTTTTTATGTCCCCAGTGATACAGCGATTGGCAGAATCTGCATCACCGGAAACACACCTACTGTATAGCGGCTATGAAAACAAATTCTATGAGGAATACCATGCTACCACCAAGAAACTTGGAATCCGGGATTTGCCTCCTTACTCCTGCCGCCACACCACAGCAACAGAAGCTGTAAAGAAAGGCGTGGAGTTGCCGGTCGTCCAGCAGATCATGCGTCACTCCAAGCTTGCGTCCACTCAAAGATACATTCATGTGTCTACGGAAGCGGCGCACAGGGGAGTAAATCAGCTCGAAAAATAAGCCCCATTTGTGGGCTACAAATGGGCTACAAAATCTCCGCAAACCATTGATTTATAGCGGGTTTGATTTACCCTGCTAAGGGAGTAGACGCCTAAACCGCGTGCGAGGGTTCAAATCCCTCCTTCCGCGCCAAATCCCCGGAAATCCTTGTAAATCAAGGGTTTCCGGGGATTTTTTATCGCCCTATACGGGCTACTTGTAGGGTGAAGCGTTGCGCAAAATTGTGCCAAGTTGTAGTAAATTGCTCTGCGTGGGCTACATCATGGGCTACAAATTTTACCCAGCAATCAGCCGTTACGATACATGCTTTGGCAACTCTTTACATCCTTGGCCTTGTCGATTTGCTTCTCGTGCAGATAATCATAGATAGCCTGCATGGCCGCAGGCGGTTCGCCCTTCGTCTTGCGATACTGCTCGATCTGGCGAACAACTTCTCCGTGCAGCAAATCCATGTGTCGCATTTCTTCCGTGGACAAATCGTAAAACAGTTTCGCAAGCGTGGGGTCGGATTCCTTGTACTTGAGGGCGCACTTTGCATATACTTCTGCATCGTGGATTTCGCTATCGATAAAATTTTCTAATTTTTCAATAACTTTCATCCCGCACCTCCGTCAGATGCGCTGTACCCGAAGGGCAACATTGCTGACGGTGGATGCAGCGCCGGTCAACACCAAAGACAGGGCAGAGCCGGACGCACAACACGCTTGCCGGACAAGAGCGGGGAATGCCAGCGCAACAGGTGCGCCAGCCGCAGCGTTTGCGGAAGCTGTTGCGCCGGGGACAACAACGCCGTCCTTGATAAGCGTTGCGGTAACCGTCCCAGCAGCCGTGGGGGCAACGGTAACGGACACATCAACATCATAATAGCCCTTGCCAATGATGTTGACGGCATTCCCGTTCAGGGAAATATCGCAGCCGTAGCGGCGGATAAGACTGCCCAGGGGGATGACGCCGTTTACGGCAACCTCCGTGGGGGTCTGCATAGCAGTGTAAATCGCAGATTTGCAAGACATTATAAAATCTCCTTTCAAAATAAAGAGGGCGGGACACCAGCCCCGCCCATAACCCGGCCAAGAGGGGCCTTTCGCTTTTGTCAGATGTTTGCGCCGCAGCAGCTATTGCAGCCGCAGAAGGGGGAATTGCCGGCATTGTAGGTGTAGCCGTTGGGATAGCGAACCACGCCATACATCCGATTGTCCATCTCAAGGCTGGCAATGCGGGCGGACTGCTCCGCAATGCGCTGCTCAAGCTGGGACTTCTCCAGAGCCGCAAACTTGGCTTCGATGTTGGCGTTTACGCCGTCAATCGCCCGCTGGGTTTCGCAGCAGCACTGCGCCATCTGGCTCTGGATGCTGTTGCCGGTCTGCATGATGGCCATGTTGGTGCCGTTCTGCGCCAGAGCCATCTCCTTGCCGAGCTGGCCAATGTTGCCCTGCATCTCGTAGCCAAGATTGCAGATGCCGTTTCCGATGTTGGTCAGGCGGTCGTTGATCTGTCCAAACTGCTGGCCAAACAGAATCTCCTGCTGGCTGGCGGCGGTGGCATACTCCCCGAACTCACCCTGACGATTCCAGCCATTTCCGCCAAAGCCGAACATGAACAGGAACAGAACCACGATAAGGAACCAGCCAGAACCCCAGCCGTTCTCGTCATTCGCTCCCCGTGTCACAGCGGCGATATCGCTAAGGGACATACCGTTCTCCATGTGGGAAACTCCTTTCATAATTTTTTATAAATAAACCGTGTCGACCCGGCCTATTTCAGGAATTGCACAAAGTCCTTTGCTTGTTTCTGCAAATCAGCAAACTGCTCTTTGCTCATTTGCCCGGAAGTTAGTAACCGCTCGATTTCCTGCTGCGCCTTTTGCGGGGTCATGTTCGCTGCAAATTTTCGGAACTCTGCCACCATCGCAAGGGGATTATTCGGCTTTCGGCTTCCGCTTCCCATCAGCATTTGCATCATTGGATTTGCCATTGATCGTGTCCTCCAATCTCTTTACGCGCTCTTCCAGACTACTTACATCCACAGGAGGTGCGGCCTGATACGGAGAAACTGTGTAAGGCGTTACCGTTGCATACCCAGCTCCGTCTGTCTGCTTCATCCACACAATGGGGTCGTTCTCATCCATCAGCAGAATAGAGCTGTTGGGGGCCATTCTGAACGCATCTGCGCCGTTTCTCCCATTTACCCTTGTAATTTGACACCCGAACGCTTGCGGCGCTCCTGCGGCGTTCTGCGGGGCATAATTGCCGTATTGCCCGTTATACCCCATCGGCTGATACGGATTCTGGTAGTAAGGATTAAATGCCATCAACATACCGTCCTTTCTTCACGGAACAGTTCGGCAAAATATACATATATCCGCAATTCTTCCTGGTCGGGGAATAGTTTCAGGATATCCGCCGCCATTTGCTCCGTGTAACCGCAGGCGATAAGCCGGTCATACATTTTGCCACCTTCTTTCTGCCTTTATGATACAAAAAAACAGGCACCTGAAAGTGCCTAAAAAGTGTCAGAAAAGTGCAAAAAACCCCCTGCCAATTAAGGCAGGGGGTTAAATAGCTCCTGTGCAATTTTGTGGTATGCTCTACACCTATACCGCTTGACAGTATCTACGGACATATTACGCTCTATAGATACCTGCACACAGCTTTTCCGGCGCACGTCGCAATCTATGACGATCATTTCCTCGGTCTCTGGGAGTAAAATCGATTCCACGAGGGCAATAGCGCGCTTTGGCGGCAAATTTGATAAAAAATTTCTTACGGCCTTGTGGTTGCTGTTCATCGGCAAAACAATAGCCGTGGAGGTGCGGATGCTTATGCACGGGCGCAAGGTCGGCGTAGTCTTATCCTTTGCGCCATCCAGATTTCCGTTATTTCAGCAGGAAATTCCAGCTGGCGGCACCGAGGATACCGTCCACGCCGAGGTCGTGGTCAGCCTGCATCTTCCGCAGACCGGTCTCCATCTTGGGGCCGAACAGCTTGTCGCCGCTCCAGATCTCATCCGGGTAATAGCCCTTGTCCTTCATCAGCAGCATGGCGGCCCGGACATCGTTGCCCTCCATGCCACGGCGCAGCATACGCAGTTCCATGTTGATCGTCTCCTCCTTCGTTGTCGGTGCGGGCTTGGGCTGCTCGTTCAGCAGCGCCTTGACGCTGGCCTTGAACGCCTCCCACTCCGCATTGTTCTTTCCTGCCATCTGCCGGGGGCAGGACTTCCCGGTCACGTCGTAGTGCCGCAGGACGTAGGTGTCCACGCCGGAGATGCCCAGCAGCTTGCACAGCTCCGCCGTCAGTGCCGCAGCGTTGGCCTTGGTGCGCTCGGAAACATGGTAGTTCCCGGAGCAGCACATCTCGATAGAGATGCTGTTGGTGTTGCGGCAGAGGGGATGTACCGGATCGGGAGAGCCTACCGCCCACGCCCGGTCACAGGCCGGTACGGACTGGTAGATGCTGTCCTCGTCCACAAAGTAGTGTGCGCTGGCCTCCCGGTCGCCGCCTGCGAAATACTTGCAGTTGGCCTCGGCGGTGTCGCTGACGTTGCCCGTGTAGTGCAGCACCACAAAAGCCACGTCCCGCCCGCCCAGCCGGTCATAGGTCTCTTTGCTGGCCGGGATGCTGGTGTTGATGGGGATACCGCCCGCCTTGGCGATGGGATATGCGGCAGTGATGTGCTTACCCATATCTCACTCCCCCTTGCTGAGCTGCTTGACAGCCTGATTGATGCCGGTGGCCGCCAGACCGCTGACAATGCCCACGGCAATGGCGGTGATTGGGTCGCCCGCCGGGAAGTCCGGGATGGGCGCCAGATAGTAGCTGACAGCCCCCAGCAGACCGCCGCAGACCCCGCACAGGATGGGGATCCACTTGTCGTTCATGCTGCTGGCCTTGCCCACCAGCCCCACGAGGTAGGTAATGACGGTGATGACCGCCACGCTTGCGATGCCAAAAGTTTCCATAATTTCTCCTTTCCGTGCCCGAATCGGGCACACAAAAAATGTTGATAGGTCTTTGTTTATCGGTTTAGTCGGTATTGTACATTCACTACAGTCTCCTTTCTTTTTTTAATTCTCCGTATAATCGTAAATGATGGTGGCCTTGTTCGCACCCCAAGGAGCATTTGCTACTTGCCCCTGCGACCACGGAACATAAATGGTAGACAGTTTTGTGCATCCGGAAAATACTCCATTTGGAATTGAGGATACCGTGCTCGTAAATCTAACCGTTTCTAATCCAGTACAATTGGCAAACGCAAAATCTCCGATTGAAGTGAGTGCGGGGGGAAGGGTTATTGATGCGAGACCTGTACCCTGCTTAAATGCATAAGCTCCAATTGAGGTAAGTCCAGAGGGTAAGGCTGTCAATGCTAATTTTGGACAGTACTGAAATGCGGCTGTTGGTAATGAGGTAATCCCATAGGGTAGGGTCGTCAATGCGAGCCTTGGGCAATTGTTGAATGCATACTGTCCGATTGAGGTAATTCCAGAGGGTAGGGCCGTCAATGATAGTTGGTAACAATTGAGAAACGCAAAATCTCCGATTGAAGTAATCCCAGAAGGGAGACTTGTTAGTACCATCTTTGAACAATTCCTAAATGCATACTGTCCGATTGAGGTAATCCCAGAAGGGAGACTTGTCAATGCGAGCCTTGGGCAATCCCTAAATACATAATCTCCGAGCGAGGTAATCCCAGAAGGGAGACTTGTTAGTGTGAGCATTGAACAATCAGCGAATGCATAATCTCCGAGTGAGGTAATCCCAGAAGGGAGACTTGTCAATGATAGCTTTGGGCAGCGATAAAAACCATTATCACCAATTGCAATTACATTGTCTGGCATATCTACTGATGTCAATTCCGCCAAATAAGCGAATGCATACTCTGGAACAATTGTTCCTCGAAATTTAGCAGTAAACACTCTACCAGAACTGGCGATGGACGTATACTCTATATAAGGGCCTGTCGGTGGTGCCTCAAGGGCGCCGGTCACGCCGCCGATCACCACATCCTTCTTGATGTTCTCGGACAGTAGGGTGTCCGGCTTTTGGATCGTCACCTTACGCATGCCTTTGCTGCTGGTTGGCAGGATGACTTGATTGCCGGAGGGCATAGACAGCTCCACCGTCCGCTCCTCGGTAGCAAGCACCTCCATCACCTGACCCATCTCAGCATCCAGAGGGACTTCCCCGCCGAAGGTGACTGCGAAGTCATCGCCGGGCCGGAACGCTACGTCAAACTCGATCATAGCGCACCGTCCCGAAGAATACGCTCCACCGGCACCGTGAATACCTGAGATGCCATGCGCTGACCGCCTACGCCCACCCGGAGCTGTATCTTTGCGTCAATGCCTGTCCCGGCAGTAAGCGACAGGGTCTCGGCTTCCGTCAGTGTGCAGGAGACAACATTCCCGTCCAGATGTACATCCGACAATGCTTTCTCGATCTTAACCTGTCCGGCCTGAGCCACGGCAACGGACAGCACCGTGATACTCCCCGTGTCGATGGGTAGCTGGAATGTCAGCGTAGGGGTCGTACCTCGATACATACATATCCCTCCTCATACTTTAAATCTGCGATGCTCAGTGGTTGGATAATCTTTCCAAATCCTCTATCCTGTGATTGGCGACCTTGATCTGCTCCTCCAGCACCGGGACCCGGCGGGCGAAGTTATTGTGCTCCCGTACCTCACGGGTTAGCTCGTCCAGTTTGGTGTCGGTGACGGCCTGCTGCGTGTCCAGCTTGGCCTGCACATCACGGGTGGTCTTGTTGCTGGTGATGATTACCCCCAGCAGCGACAGGCCGCCGGTGATAAGTGCAACAATGATAGTTTCTGTCATGCGGTATCTCCTTATATGTTTTATGCTTTCCATTTGCCAGTCACCCGCAGCGATACGGTTTGAGCACCCAGCGTCATGGACGCTGCACGAAGCATGCGGAACGACACCGTTTCCCCGACATAGCTCCAATCCGTATTGCAGATCATGTGTAGATTTTGGACGCTGCCCGTGACTACTACGTTGCCGGTCACACCAAAGGGCATTGACAGGCTGATGATGTTGGTATAGACCATGCTCCCCACAGCAGTATAGCTGGTAGGTGTCACTGTCCCACGCCACCACAAGTCTGCATAACCGGAGGCGTACTTGTAGTACGTCCAGTTGCCGCTTACGCCTTGCTCAATGATGTAGTCTTGGATGCCCATCAATTGCCGAAGTTTTCCCGCTGCGGAATCAGATAAAATCAATTCCCCGTTCAGCTCCATGTCCTTTTCGGCGAAGATAGGCCACTTGAATTGCACCGTTTTCTCTTTTTCGGATACCCCGCCATAACACACTCCCGGCAAGTTGAAGTTGATATTTAACGGAACTTCAACTGTTGCCACATCCATTTCTTTGGTAAAACTGCTTGAAAAAGCGTCCGTGGCGACTACCGTTAGTTTTCTGGTCGTATCTGTTCCGACACCGGCGATGTAAACAACCTTTGAGCCGGAGCTTTGCGCAGAAAGGGTTTGCCTATTCTCGTCATCGATCTTCAAAGAGATGCTGGCGGTGTTATTCCTCAAAGAAATGGTGAGGTCGAACATCACCTTAATGTCTGCGCCTGTATTGTTTTCTGTCCACACGCCACTTGTGTAGGAGCCTCTTGCGTATGTGAGATTTGCAATAGTCGGTCCAGCATACTGCTGTACAGTAATAGTGTTTGTAACCGTCTTGCTTCTGCCACGAGAATCTGTCGTAGTTACCGTCACCACAACAGAACCGCTTTTTGTAAGCAGATTCCCTGTATTCAAATTGGCATTTTCATTACCAATTTTCATGACAGTACCTACGATGGTACTTCCCCTTACTCCGCCACTTGTGGCAACGGCTTTTAGCTGGCTCTTGTTTTGTACCCATCCATATGTCGGCTGATACCCAGCGGCATCGGAAAGCACCACGCTTAAAGATGGAACGAGGGATTCCGGCACAGTGAGGACACAGGTTGTCGTGCTTTCACCTATCTTGCTGCTTCCGTTGTAGGTCTCGCATTTTATCGTCACCGTGCGGGATGAAGCATTTGTGGTAGCATCTATCATGCTGTCAGGGCTTGCCCACGTGTAAGATGTGGCTACACCAGTTGCAATAGAGACATACCCGCTTCCGGCGTTATAGGACAACTTATGTGTAAAGGAGGAATTTTTCCGTGTGATTGTAATTGCTACATTACCGCCCATTGTGCCATTTGCGGCAGACACGGAAGATGCTCTTGGAATTGTTGGCAGCGTAACACTGCCTGATACGGTCAAATGCCTTGGTGTGTAGGACGAATCAAAGCCGCAGTCCCATTCGCCGGAAAGCGTGACTTTCCCGGTTCCGTCACCACTATGTGTAACAGTGATAGACTTTGCGCCAAGCTTGTACCAACCGGTAGATGGGTAATTGTACGGATTCCACGTTTTTGTACCTTGCAGAATGTAATACGCTTCGTTCGCAGACTCATTTTGTGAGTACCCGGTACCGTCGTACACATACAAGGTTAAATCAAGCGCGCTGGTGTTATTCTCGATGCTCTGGCTCTTGACCGTATAGTCAAGGCGTAGCTGCCATCCCTTAGATTTGCTTCCGTAGATGCTCGGCATCACGTCACCCCCACGAAACTTATGGATTGATTCGGCTGCACAACGATAGACATTGGGCCGAGGCGGAACTTCGATAGCTCTACCAGTTCAAAGCTGTTGTTATTCCAGTACGCTAACAATGTGCCGCTTGCGTCATAAAACCCAATCTTGTCGTTGTACTCCTTCAAAACAATCTCCGATGCAGAGGATCCAATGCGAAGCACAGGGTGTCCATTTTCATCAATGCTTGCATCAATGAAATCAGAAAGAGTTTGTCCATTGATCGTCACACGCTCTGCGGACATCTGCCCAGCCGTTATTGTGTCTGCGTTTACTGCGCCGTCCATCGTAAGCGCAACGCCAGAAATGGTTTTCCCGCCGTCTTTGGAATATCCAAGACCGTTGATGTTCATAATCCACAGCCTTGTATTATCTTCCATAGTGGGCGTGTCTCGAACCATCCACCCAGTTGGGAAACCGTCATCATCCAGCGTGACTTCCCAGTATCCGCCTTTTGCGCCTATGATTCTTTCGGTGGCATCCTGCATGGCTTTGGCAAGGCCGGAATATTCCCGTTTTACTTGCTGCATAATAGGGCTTTCCACGACATACTGCTTGTCCTGCGGCGCATAGCAGGTCGTATTCGCCACCATTCCGCCCTTTATGCGCAGCTCCTGTTCCATAATGTACACGGGAAATGTGCTGGCTGGGCCGGTCACATCTGTAACGTGCAATATGTCACCTGCTTCCGTAGAGGGGTCTCCCCGCCATTGCACCTTACACGGCATCATTGCCTTGTTTCCAATTTTCTCAAAAACAGTAGCCGCCACAGCTTCGGTAATATACGGGTTTGTAGCCGAAATTCCAACACCCGTCCCGACCGTGATGGGGTTTTCTTCCGTTCCCGTGACAAGGCTTTGTATGGTAAACGGGGAATCTGCGGATTTGCTAAGTCCTCCCTGATACTGCACCTCCGGCCCAACAGAAATACTATCAGAGTACCAGCAGAATTTTAGTTCGCCATCGGAACCAAATTTTGCATTGCATCCGATCAGCCCCGCCAGCCATCCGAGTTGCTGGCGCAGTGACCCTGTGTAGGGGGCAGCAATTTGAATATCCGGCAAAGCTACAGAGGGAACAGTGACATTTCCTTGCGTACACACATCTGTGAGAATCTGCACAGGAGTGGCGGGGAAATCAATGGTAGGCACATAATCATCCGTCAGACTGGCCATGCGGTCATATCCGGTGATAGTTACCCACAACTTCCCGCTTTCTTCTACGCCGTCCGTGGGGATGTAATATTTGCCCTTTTGGACATACTGGGCTTCGCCGCCCACCATGATTCCAACAGATGGAATAAAAAATGCACCGTTCAGCGGGAGATTGTCCTGCTTGTACATCGTCACCTTGCAACTGGAAGAAAACGCCGCACCGATGGTCACGCCGTCCGACGAGCCAAACTGCTCCGTTACAACGATCTCCTGTATCTCCGATGCGGGAAGGTCTGCTGTTCCATTGAAGTTGATTTTGCTGGTAATTTCACGCCCCGGCGCAGAACACGCAGCATGAAATGCGTCTGTTACAGTGTGCATGGCTCACCTCTCGATGAAGTTCATAGATAGCCCATTCCATTGATATGCACCATCAATAAGGCTATACATTGGAGCCGTTCTATCTCCAACATAAGCGGTCATTTTCCTTGTGGTTCCGGTCATGGCATCTGGATAACTTACATCGAAAAACACATCATCAACTGCTTGTAACAGCGTAGACATTGGAGCTGCTTTCATTGGTGGCCACGATAGAGTTAGCTTTCGCTTGCTTGCCACACGGTCACGGAACAAATCCCCGCTTTGGTTTCGCCCCGTTCCGTCTGCATCAACATCTTGTAGACCCCACGAATATTCGCTGGGGTCAGGCAGCGGGACAATCGTCCCGTCTGCCTTTGTGATGGTTAAAATTGCCATTTGACCTCCTTACGTAACAAGAGGGCTTGCCCCAGTTGCACGGACAACGGCGTTGTTCTCCCTTACCACCGTATCAAACAATTTCTTCCCAGTTACACTATCGAGAACGATAGTGACGTGAATTTCGCTGGAACCGCCGGATTCCTCCCGTACAATTTTACGAATAAGGCCTTCCGGCGCTTCGATGTTGTTCCCGTGGGTCTGATCGCCAAGCACAGCAAGAAATTCATCATTTGCCGGGATAACTGCACCTTTTGCAAGATGCGGAAGCACATTCTCACTGATATAGGAAATGTTCACACCGATAGACTTCCCGCCAATGGCCGGCACCCACGAAGGAACATCAAAACTGATTTTATTCATCTGCTTAATGAGCCAGTTCAGCCCTCTGATGATGATATTGATTGCGCCGTTAAGCAGATCGATTATGGTGTTCCATACACCCTTGAAAATGTCCTTAATTCCTTCCCACGCCTTGTCAAAATCCATAGAGAAAACGCCGGAGATAAACTTGATTAGCCCGGAAAAAATTGTCTTAATTTCGTTGATTACATTCCCGACGGTTTGCTTGATGTTGTCAAAAACGGCGGTTACAATAGCCTTGATTCCGGTAATAAGCGGTTTGAGCTTTCCGTTTGTTTTTTTGTCGATCCAATCCAACAGCCCATTTAGCCAGTCCCTTATGCCATCAATAACGGAGCCGATCATTCCTTTCAGCCCGGAAAAGATTCTCTCGATCCCTTTCGCTGTGCGCTCCATATCTCCGGTAAAGATTCCAGCAAAGAAGTCAATAAAACCTTGCAGGGTTTCTTTTACGCCGTTGATAAGTTCTTGTCCGTGCCCGGTCGCCGTAGTAATGCTAAGAAGCAGGGATGCAATCATCCCAATTAGCAAAGGAATCCAAGACCCAATCAGTATACCGATCCCGACACCTGCCGCAAGAATCCCTGCAATAGCAAGCATTTGGTTCTGGAAATTCCATCCATTTTTCTCCGCATCAGTAAACGCAACGGCCAAAACAGCAAGCCCGGAAACAATGGCTGTAATTCCTCCAGCCACCGGCCCAAGAGCGACATACAGTCCTGTCACGGCAAGCGTCATGCCGAAAATCATCCCGGCCATGTTTTCTTGCGTTACACCGTTTACGATCGAATCTAAAATGTTCTGTACAAGCGTAAGCGCACCATAAATGCCCACAGCAAGTCCAATGGTTTTTTGCAAATTAAAACCAAATTTTTTCCCAATTCTCCATGCAGAAAGGCCAGCGCCGATAGCGAGAACCCACGGGAGTGCGTTTTTGAGCTTCTGCGTGACTTCATCAATCTGCTTGCTTACAGCATCGCCAAGGAAGTCATATTCCGGAAGCTCGAAGTCAAACCCGCCGCCGCTGGACGCACCGGCAGAACCCGATCCAGACGAAGTGTTGCCGTTCAGGATGTTCAGCTCATCGAAGCCCATGACAGACTTCTTGAGTGCCTTTGCTGCGCTGGTGGCATCATCAAGCCCGGAAGCGGCATCCTCTGCGCCGCTGGCCAGATTTCCAACGCCAGAATAGTCAATCTCCGTGAGCTTGAATCCAAACAGTTTTGCAATGGCATCCGCCAGTTCGCGCACAACACGAAGAACAGCGATTGCAACGGGAAGAATTTTTTGGAGTAGCGGAATGAAGATGTTGCCGATTGCTCTCGATGCCTGCGTCAACTGCGCTTGGAAGATGCGGAGTTGGTTTGCCGGGGCTTCCAGTGAACGGGCCATATCGCCCTGAGCCGTTGTGACCTGCGTCATAATGGCGTAGTATCGAAGCTCCGCCTTTTCCGCTTGCGTCATGGCAGAAACAGACTTTTCGATTCCCAGCGTCAAGGCGGTTTGTTCCAGTTTGGCTTGCGACAAGTCATAGCCCAATCTACGCAACGGCTCCAATTCGCCAGAAATACCAGATTGCAGCTTTTGCATAGCGTCCTCAACGGAGATGTTGAAGAACGAGGAAATGTCATAGCCAAGCTGGGTAAGGTTCTTGCTCATCAAGTAGGCACGGTCGGAGACAGACCCGAAACCAGTCAATAAGGTATTGAACACGCCCTGATTTCGCATCCACTTGGCGGGGTCAATGCCCATCACTTCTCCGACGTTTTCAGCGTACTCTTGGGCTTCTTTTGCGTATTGCCCCATTGATGCGGTGAAAAGGTTTAGGTCCTCCTGATAATCATTTGATTCGGTGATAGCTTTTGACAGTTCAGAGCGGAGCATCCTGATTCCAACCAGTACTCCGGTTGTTTTCAACGACTGGAAAAAACCTCCAAGCTTACCAGACCTTGATGTTTTCTCAATGTTGTTCAGAGACTTGTTAAAGGAATCCACCTGTTTCGACGCTCCTCTGAGGCCGGACGCTCCGCCGGAGGTGGCCGTTTTCAGGGAAGAAAGTGCTTTTTCAAGACGTCCTAAAGACGCAACGGCACTATCGCTGTTCTCCTTGATTTGGAACTCAAGCCCTTGGATTTCAAGATTGTCCATGCTTTTCACCTCCCGGCTCGAACTTCTTATTGTTGGCAATCATAAACATTTCCATAACTGCCTTTGCACGGTTATCGTTTTTCTCCTCTTTCTCCGCTTTATCGGGTGATTTGTCATTCCCACCAACAGGATAGGGGGAATCTCGATACGGAATGGGCTTTGCGCCCTTCTTTGCGAACGCATGAAGAATAGGCGAAACATCCGCCAAGGCTTCATAGAAATACGCACCCTGTAACCATGCTTGCTGGTTATCCAAGGCCTGCTTGATTTTCGCTGCCTTGCGGTAGTACTTGACCAACTCGCAATCCATTTCCCAGAACTGCTTATAGGTCATGCCTATTGCAAGGTAATAAGGGAAAACCTCATAGAACTTTTCCGTGTAAGCGTAGAGGGGGGTATTGCCCCCCTCTTTATCGGGCGGCGGTTCGCTTACCAGTCCACCGTCCAGCTGGCGTTTCCCTCGGCTTCGGGATCATCCATGAGCGCTACAATGGGTTCGCTATACATTTCCACCAGTTTGCCCAGCATATCTCCTTTGTTGGGCAGCTGGGCGTAAATCTTGTCGATAACATCACGCTTTACATAGCGGTGATGCGCCAAAAAAGCGCCAGCAAACAGGGCGGGCAGATAGGTCATGGGCTTGCGCTGTAGTTCCTCGATCTCGAAGCCCTGCCGCTCCATCATCTCCACGGACTTTCTGGTATACTCCAGCACATACTTCACATCGTTGTGCTCGATGGTCATTGTCTTTGCCATAATTCCTCCTTACTCGTTATCATCCAACGTGATGACAGAGGTGGGTGCGATGGTGATATTCATGCCCACTACTTCGTTTACGCCGCCGCCGGTGGGATACACGGAAAGCTGCCCCTTGAAGGAGAACTTGCCGTCAGAGCCGGTGGGGGTAACAGAACCGCCGGTCTCCGTTCCGCCAAACCAGACGGCATAATCCGCTTCCGTACCCTCTTTTGCTTTCAGAGTCTTGTAATCGGCCAGTGTGTAGTTTGCCGTGAAACTCAGGCCGTCCATAGACTGAATACCGGCGATGTAGGTCTGCATCTTGTCAGACAGGGTGGTGGTTTCCAGCATTTCGGGGTCACCGCCAAGGTCAGGGAACTCCTTGATGTCCACCAGTTTTGTCCAGGTGGTCCCGGGAGAGCTTTTCTGCATCAGGAAAATCTTATAGGTACTGATTGCCATAATTTACCTCCTAAAAAGTGTGTTTCCGTCCGTTTCGGCACGGTATCGTGCCACTAAACGATAGATTGACGCACTGTCCATGTTTGGGACGGGGGTCATGGAAATGCGTGTGAAATTCATTGCATACAGCATTTTGTCGATTTCTGACAGGATGCTGCGGCATTCTGCTTTGCTTTCTCCGGCTTTGTTGGAGTAGACATTGACCTCATACATGACGGTCGCAAAACGCTCTGTGTCGGAGCTGTCCTGATTGATCGTGGTTGTATAATTGTCCTGTTCCACAATGCTTGCATACGGAAAGTCAGGAGGAGATTTTACATACGCCCCGGAAACAGCTACCCCCTTGAATTTCTTCCGTAGGGATTCTGCAATCGGGGTAAAAATCATCCGTTCCACATCAATCATCGGAACACCTCCTTTACGAGTGCGCCAAGCCGTAACTCCAATTCTTTTACGGCGTTATACATGGGCATATTTGCGGGGTTGCCGTGTGTAAGAACAAGCGTTCCCTTTGCTCTCTCTCCTGCAACTGTTCCGTTTGTTCCGGGGTCTCCGTAATAGCCCCATGTGGTTTGTTTTCCGTGTCCATTCCCATACATGCCACGCACCATACCAAGATCACTTGCTTCCGGGTGATTATCCGGGTAAGTTATTCCGGTGCCGAACTCAATAAATAAGACCGTGCCGCCAACGGCGACAACGGCCTTTATTTTCCCTCGATCTTCGACAGACACGGTCACATCGTTTGTGCCGTCATATGTGGCATCCGAAAAACCTGCTCTTGCCACCTCATAGCCCTCTTGTGCAAGACGTTCCAGCAGCAGCGTACAGCCGGTTTTTAGCCATTCTCTGTATTCCTGAACGGAATCGATCATCTGCTGCACGCCGGTTGGAGAAAGGGTGGTAACAACCTTATGCTTCACGATACATTCACCTTGCTTATGGCAATGGAAATGGAATTGAGCGACTTGGCCACTCGCTTTACGACGTAGTCATACAGAGGCTTTTCGCCGTCATACTCCGGCTCCTTGTCTACAAACAGAACGGTATCCTCGCTGATAGGGCAGCTCATGTCATCCGTGACAATAACCTTGTCATAAGACACAAATTGTCCGAACTGCTCCACCTGCGCCGCACCGGATGCAGGGGAGATATTCGCCAGCATTTTCACTGCGTCCTTGTATTTCACGGACATTTGCCCGGTTTCATATCCATCATCGGACACATTCATAGTTTTCCCGTCATACAGGAGATACCAGCACTCGGATTTGTTCCGATCCATGCACCTCATCGCACCACCCCCGCATAAGGGACAATGTCACGCAAGAGGGAGGATGGAACATCTCCATCCTCATAGGAGCGGGAAATGCCATTCTCGCTGTGCGCTGTTTCGCCCTCTGCTCCGCGCTTGTTCAGCAGATATGCTGCAACCTCCACCTGTGTCATGTGATACCGTTCGGGGACTTCTTTAATCGTGTCGTCAAACGGGTATAGTTTGCGCAGCACTTTATCCCCAGCAATAGCAAGGTAGGCGGAAAGCACGCTTCCTTGCTGGTCTGTCATAGTAGCTAGAAGCTCGGTCTTTTCAGCTTCGGTCATACTTCCCGCCCTCCCTTATCAGCCGGTCACAGCCTTGGTGTTTACAGGATTGCTTGCGTCATTGGCAATAAACACGCTGCGGCTGTAGGTGGGCGCGGTGAAATCGGTAGAAATCCCTGTGAACTTGCCATGATACCATTCGGGGCCGTGGTCAAGGCCGACCTGCCCGAACAGCTGGTACTTCTCGCCAGCGCCGGTCTTGGACAGCTGCTCCAGGAAGAAATTGCCCTTGCCGGGGACAGGCTGGTACACGGGGGCGATAACATCCAGATTCAGCAACAGTGCGGTGCCAGCGGGCAGGCACTCACCCAGATACAGATAAACAACGCCCAGAGGGGTGATTACGCTGGACAGCGCAATGCCGTTGATCTCGCGAGCAACAGGAACTACGGTAAGACCGTTCTGCACGGCATCCGCATTGATCTGGAACATGGTCACAGCATCGCACCACAGTGCCAGACCGTTGGTGGGAGCGTTTGCACCGTAAATCTTCTTCACCATGTCGGCCACATCCCACAGGCCCAGAGGCTTAGACCCCATTGCAGTCACATTGGTGGTAATAGCGGTGGTCAGACCACGGGTCTTGTTGATCTTGGAATCGTCCGTGGCCTTGTTGTATGCGCCCTGAATGAAGGTAAACTCCATGTCACGGGCAATTTTCTGAAGCTTTGCGCCAACCTGAAAATCCAGTTCATTGATGGGGTTTGCCTGCTGATTCTCGATATTCACACCGGACAGGGTTCCCATGTTGGACATCTTGGCGTAAGAAACGCCCACGGTCTCCTGAAAAATCTGCGTAACATTGGTTTTCTGGGTACGGGTCACCACGGTAGCGTCAGGGGCAGTCAGAGACGCAGTCTCGCTGATAGCGGGCTGTGCGCCGCCAGCGGAGCTGTATTCCTGACCAGTGACAAACTCCACATGATTGGTGATCTTTGCCCGGCTTCCGATAATGGAAGAAAGGGGGGTACGGATGTTGCCCTTGTTAAAAAGCATACCGGAGTAATTCAGCACTCCGAAGCTGGTAGCAAAAGTATCTGCCATTTTAATTCATTCTCCTTTACTGTGTGTTGTTGTCCTGATTCATCAGGCGGGTATAGTACGCCGCCTCCGCAAAATTGCCGGCGTTCTGCGCTTCGGCAGCTTTCTTGGAAAAGTCTGCACCATTCGCCCCTGCGCCCGCAGCGGGCTTGGGCGTGCCTTGCATTGCGCTGGCCTTTACCTGCTTTGCATAAGCCTCAAGAAACGTCTGCTGGTTGGCAAACACCTTATCAGTGTTTCCGTCAGCCATCGCCTTTGCGGTTTCTGCCGCAAGCTTTTCGTCATAGCCCTGTGCAATAAACTTGGCTGTGAACTGCGAAACGGTCTTGTCTCGGCGCAGTTCGTCAAGTTCCTTCTGCATGGCGGCAATGTCCTCCTCCTGCTTCTGCTTCTTCTGTTCGTCCTCGCTCAGCAGGGCATTGTGTTTCCTTTTCCACTCTGCGGCCTCGGAATTTGCCTTAGAAACAGCCGCCTTCTGCTTTTCAAGCTCGGATGCATTGTCGTTATACTCAAACGCTTCCAATGCTTTCAGCTTGTCCTCCAAAGACATTTCCGCATAGCCCTTGATCTGATTGGTGTCGATTTTTGCCATTTTGATTACCTCCTGCGTTTAACAAGGCTGTTCACTCAGCACTATTTTCTGTTTTTTCGGGTTGTCTCCCGTTTGCGTTTTAAGGTCGTCACTGACCATTTATCGCCTTTCGGCGGTTAAATCAAAAAATAAAAGGGGCTACCCTTTCGGATAGCCCCTCGGCTGTCGGTCAAGCCCTTGCAAGACCCACTCAGTATTTCTTCTTTCTTCGTACTTCAAGCACCACGATCTTCCCGTTCTCCACTTTCACCTCCGCTTGATTGCGGTTCTTGAGGATTTCGTTGATCGTCCGCACCATCTCCATCGTTAATTCCATTGTTTCCTCCGTTTTCCTCCAGATATTCCATGCTCATCTTGTACGCAAGCTGCGGGTCGCTGAAAAGGCCGCAATGCGTAAACGCAAGCTGCGGCGCAATTTTACCGTTGCCCAGCATGGTAACCAGCACATTTGCCTTTTCGGAAATGTTCTCATAATTCCGCCGGGTAAATCTGATTTCGATTGCGGACAGTTTCAAAGACAAGTCGCTCAAGTCATTGCAAATCCGCAAAAGCACTTTCAGAAACTCTTTTTCGGAACGCTTGAATACCAGCTCGGAATCTTTTGCCCTTGCTTCTGCCGCAGACCAGCCGTCACGCATAATGACCGCAGACCCGGTGTCAGAGGTGGAAGAACCGCCGTTTCTGTTGGGCATCCCGCAGATGGTCAGCACCGTGTTATACAGATTGTCCGCAAGAGTCTGTGTCTGCGTCTGGTTCAACTCCGTGACAAGGTTCTTGATCTCCGCTTTCTTCTGCGGGTCAATATCCTCAAACTGAATCGCTCCATCCTGCCGCAGTGCAGAATATTGTTCTTCGGAAATACGCACATTATGGAACAGAAGCAAGGACTGCACGAACTGCTCCACGCCATCCATGCGATTGGATTCCACATTGTTGATTGCATCCAGCAGATTCAGTACGATTTCAAATGCGCCAAGTCTTGCCCGGTTTGCCGGGTACTCGATGATGGGGATTCCCAAAATCTGCGGCTCACTTCTGGTGATTTCCCATGTGTCGGTCACCTCGTAGAAGTGGTCTTTTGTGTAACAGCTGAAAACGACTGTCCCATCTTCCATTTTGACATACTTGACCGCCATAAGGGGAGGATTTCCCAGCTGCACGGAATACACCACAAAGCAAAACCGGGGGTCAAGGGTATAAATCTCAAACGGGGCTTCATCTTCATCTTCCGGTGTGTCCGGCATGACCATGCGATAAGCCGTTCCGCAGATGTGGAACCAGTCTGCCAGTTCCTTATCCTTTGCCGGTTTGTCCTCGGACAAAACATAATCGTTCAGTTTTGTCACCATTTCAGCCGCTTTTTCATCGGCTATCCTGCTGACATACTGTACAGGCTCTCCCATCAAGTAGCCGACCTTGAAGGACACGATCTCGTTTGCCCGGTTTTCGACAATCTTGTTGTTGATCTCCGGGCGTACATCCTTTACTCTCGCAAGGATAGGCTGATCGCCTTTATAGTACCTGTATAAATATTCCATGTCTGCCCGGTTTGCGGTGTGGATAACCATTGCCTTTTGCAAAATATTTGCAATATTGCCCTCGTTTACCTCGGTAACATCGGAATAAATGACCTTTCTACCAAACATCTGTCTCAATATCATCACCTCTTAGAACGGTCTTTTGAATATTTCAATCTTGCCGCTGATACGGTTTCTGATCTCGTTTTCCAGCAGCGATAGAGAATCGGGAGCGTCATCGTGTGCCACCTTTCCGCTTCTGACATAGGTGGTCACTTCCTGCATGAATCCCCAGTATTGACACCCTCGCTTGTATGTGGACGGATGCTTGAAGTAGAAATGTTTCTTGATTCCGTCTGATGCAAACTCAATTCTTGTCTGCTTGTTGGAAATCGTCCTTTTTGTCCGTATGCTGGTGTTGAATCCTGCGTTTTTCACAAGCTCCGCAACATCTCTTGCAAAATACATACCTGCGTTGTTGGATTCAAACAGCGCATCGCCCACTTTGTTATCAATCAGGCACTTTGCGCATTCCGGCTTTGTGACCTCTGCGGGAGAATCATCGTACACCACATCCACGATGTAGACTTCCTCTCCGTATAAAGCCGCAACAGGCATGGCCGTGCTGTCTTTCCCGCTTTCTGCGGTGTCTGCCACGGCAATGATTGCATCCGGGTCACGATCTACCGGCAGTTCAAAGAAATAGTTCAGCTCCGACTTATTGAAAAGCAGCCCCTTTGCTTCAAAAGGCTGCTGCTGAAATTCGCTTTCAAACTGTTCCGCACTCAGAAGCTCTCTCTGCTCACGGAAATAAGCGGTGGTAAAAACTTTTTTCCCCTCCCGCTCATACTCATAATTGCTTTCGTCTGTAATCAGGTCAAGGGCGGGGATTTCAATGGCTTTCCATGTCCAGCCGCCTTTTTGTGCTTCTTCCTGTAAATGCCCTATGGGGTCATACAGGGAATATCTCGTCCCGGTGGCCACAATAGGCGTACCCTCAATGGCACGACCTAAAATATCGCCGGAAATTACTTCCCACTTATCATCCAGCCGTTGACGGTTTTTCGCTTCCTCTCTGCCCTCCACGCAGTCATCCAAGTACAGGACATTGGTTGCCTCCGACAAACCCACTTGCCGCGCGTCAATCGACCGGCACATGACCGTAGGGAATCGAGATTTTGAACGCAGATTGATGATTTTCGTGTCTGCGTTGGTCTGCACCAAGGGAGCATCCGGAAACACATCGTAGAACAAATACTCGTTGGGCGTTTGCAGATACTCCAGACAGCCGTTGTAGAAGCTCCGCACAAGGTCATCGCCCGTGCCTTCCATAAGGGACGATTTATCCGGGTTTCTGCCGGAAATCATGTTGATGAAATTGATTCCGAGCTGGCTTTTCCCGGCTCTTTTCGGCAGAGAAATGGTCAGCAGCCTTAACTTGCCGTCAAGCACATCTTGATACCCCTGCACAATAGGTCTTAGATACCGTCTCCGGGGAGCATAGAACCGTTTCTCCGGTTTTCTGTCCATCTCCACATACAGCAGGAAGGTATCGAAATCATGCGGTGCGTCAAACAGCATAGCTTGCTTGTGTAGCGTGTAGAAATGCTCCGCGTCTTTCGGGTTTCCGTTACGCAACGCTTCGGAGGTCATCTTTCGGACTTCGGAATTTAACTGGTGCGCCGCAGCAAAATCTTCCGCTTCGTACCCAATGCACAACGCCAGCAAATCCTTGTAGGCTTCCCGGTCATGCGTTTTCTCTATGCGGTTTTTGATGCTTTCCGCAATTTTCCGATAATCCATTTGTCCTCCTGCAACAAAAAATGGACTGCCGAAAAATCGGTAGTCCATTCTATTTGGTTTTGTGCAAAGTTAGTTTACAAGTTCACAATCTGACCAAGAACCTGCGCTATAACAAGTCCCATCAAATGTGATTTCGTCTCCGACTTTAATGTTTTTCAAGGTTTCCTCTTGGTCTCGCTCAAATTCAGCAAGAAATACAACGATTGTATTCCCAATCTTCTTTTCCATCGTCAAGGTCGCCCCGCCGGTCATGTTCATAAGCCCACCGGTTTCCATCCCGTTGATTGTGGCGGTTACCTCATACCGTCTGCCTTTGTATAGGTCATCTGCCACAAGCTCGTTATCTTTGTAAGCCTGGTAAATCTCCTCGAAGCTTGCGGGGGTGTACTGGTCTTCTTCGGCAGGCGCCTGTTCGCCGCTCTTGCTACTGGTTGCAAAAGCTATAATAGCAATCATCAGAATGACAAAAACGATTATCATCTTCTTGTCAGCGGGCTTCGCATTGCTCTTTTTCATGGCTCTTTCTCCCCCTCAATGACGTCTCGGAATCCCTGCGGAATCCTCGTAGTCCCACATCCGGCGGTAAAAGGTATTCCGGCTTACACCCAGCCGCTTAACCGCATAGGCCGTGGTAATTTCGTTATTGTACCACTGCGCATGCACCGTTTTAAGCAGATCATCGTTGATTGCTATCGGCTGACGGCCTTTGTACTTGCCAGCCGCTTTTGCAGCCGCAATTCCTTCTCTCTGCCGCTGTAAGGTCTGCTCCCGTTCCAGCTCTGCCATTGCACCAAACACCGTGAGCATGAACTTGCCCTGCGGCGTATTCGTGTCAATGGATTCCTTCTGCGATACAAAGCCCACACCTTTTTCTGTGAGCTGCTCTACCAGAGTCAACAAGTCCCTCGTGCTTCTCGCAAAGCGGCTGATGCTTTCAACAATGACCACATCGCCCTCTCGGACAAAATCCATCATCGCTTCCAGCTGCGGCCTGCCTGTGCGGCTCTTGCCACTCGCTTTATCCATGTAGACACGCTCCACACCAAGGTCTTTCATCAGTATCTCTTGGCGGATCGTGTTCTGCTCCTCTGTGGACACCCGAATATATCCGACTTTCATGTGCATCGCTCCCTTCATCTTGTAAGGGTAGTGTAGCACACGGCATAATTTGTGTCAATATGTTTTATGCCCAAAATAGCCTTTTTGTTTTTGCCGGATTTTACAACATGGGGTAAAACGGCTTTTTATTTTTTGCGGGATTTTTGGGGCTTACCCCGCCCCCGGCTTCCGCCGCATATCCCCCGCCCCCGGTCATGCCCGCCGGAGATCGACAGCCGCCAGGGCTTGCCCTGCTTGCCCCATATGGGTATACCGCAACGGGCATATTATACAAATACCCACACAAATTATTATCTATATTTTAAGGGCATTATATTGCCCATAATTATTGACAAATACCCTAATGGGCATTACAATAGACACATACAAGACGAGGGCGCACCCGGCAGCCAGCCAAAGCACACCGGGAACGCCCCCAAACCAGCCAACAGGCCAGCACGGAGAGTATACCACATCCGGTAGCCGTTGGCAAGAGATAAGGCCATAGGGCCGGGAGGTAATACAATGGATTATACAGCAGTACTTGACAAGGCAATGCAGACACTTGAGCAGCGCAAGGACCGCAGCGCATGGGGCCGGGGCGTTAATGGGTACGCCGTGGACATGCTCCAGCAGATCGCGGGCTATTACAACGGCGGATACATCTCCGCCGACGATCTCGCAACATGGGCCACCGCCGAGGCCGTAGCCCTAAACGGTGCGCGTGACTGGGATGAATACAGCTGGGGCGGCTCTGCCCTTGTGTATGATGGGGACATAGCCGCCGCGCTCTGCACCCCGTCCGAACTCAAGCGCACCCGCAACGGCGACCGCAGGCCGAACAGCTGGGAAGAGTGGCTTGATGTGCAAGCACGGGCACTGCATCAGGCTTTCCGCCGCGTGTATTCGGCGATCCGGGCCGCCCGGCAGGAGGTGCAGCAATGAGGAAGTATAAGCAACGTGAGCTGCGCGCTCTGGTGCGGCTCGGTGTCGCAGAAGACTACACCAACAAGCCGAGCGAGTATATTTCCACGCTGCGGAGGCTTGAAAAAGTGGGCTATTCTTCCGGGGTTTATGGCATTAACGGCGGACTTGTGCAGGACACGGAAACCGGCGCATTATATGCCATTATCGGGCGTTGTTCTAATCTGTTTATCTTGTTTTAAGGGGGCTGTAATATGAATATTGATAGCATTATGAAAGAGCTTGCGGAGTATATCCGCATGCAGGAGGAAGCCGCCGCAATGGTGGAAAGCCTCAAAGACCAGCTCAAGGAGCGCATGTCCGCCGCCGGGGTTGATTCCCTGGCAGGGTCGGAACACAAGGCCACTTATAAGGCGGTTACATCCTCTAGGGTGGACACAGCCGCCATCAAGCGAGATATGCCGGAGGTGGCAGCCCGTTACACCAAGACGACAACAACCCGTAGATTTACGTTTGCATGAGGAGGACGACACCATGACGCGCATATTACCGCAGCGGATTACCGGCGAGTACATTATCGGCAACATCGACTACATGAGGCACAGCGGCGCACACATCGTATACCGGGGGGCCGAGTACTGGATCAACTTGGCATATGACCCCGACGTTATCTGGTGGATCAGCGAGGACCGCCGCATCTCCGGCAGCATCAACGGGTGGGAGTACGCCCGCATCGTCAACGGCATCCCGTACCGCATTGACAATTGACGCACACGGCAAGCCGTGCTACAATCGCCATATAAGGAGGTGCCGCCCGTGGTCCTGCTGTATATCCTGTTGCAGCCTATTCTTTTACTTTTCGATTTGGCCAAACGCCAGAAATGACCACCGCCCCGCATGGCTCACGCCGTGCGGGGTTTTCCTTTGCTCCCGGTGTATTCCGGCGGCTTTTCTGCTATATGCCTTATTTGCCATTTTAACGCACCTGTAAGGCGTTTTAACTCTGGCCGCTGTCCCTACATTTCCACAGCTCTGTGTGCGCTGTACGCCTTGCTTGTGGCCTTGTGGCGTGGCGTTGCGCCCTCCGCCGTACATTGCCGCTTTGCGGTGTGCTGCCAGCTTGCCGCCATCGTGCGCCGCCCCTGTGCCCTTGGCGGGGTGGCTGGTCCCTCCATGCTGGCCGTGGCTTCTGGTGGTGGCGCGCCTCTCTGCCAAAGTCGCTGTCATAGTTGCCGGGAAAGTTGCAAAAGTCGCTGGCATAGTTGTTCGCTTCTGTGCAAAAGTCGCTACGAAAGTCGCCAGTGTCTGCGGCAAAGTCGCTACGAAAGTCGCTCGCTTTACCCCAAAATCATAGTCGTTTACAAAATTCCGTGTATAAAGGCGGGATTTTCCCTGCCGCCACACCACCCGTTCACGGAAAGCCGCTCAAAAGTCGCACGGTTTTGGCTTATTTTGCCTCAAAGTCGCTGGCTTCAATGTACTTGCGCTGGAGCTGCTCAGGGGTCAGCCCCTCAATCTGCGGCTGATTCGGCGTCAAAACCATCTCCTGCTTGTCCACCATGCCGTAATAGTTCTTGGCACGGAAGCAATAGGCAAGGAAATTTAGCTTCCCGGAAACCACAAGTTTTGCGTCAAAAGTCTGCATAAAACCCTTAGCTTTTTTAATTATGGCCGCTGTTTCGGGGCTAAATCCCTTGCGTCTCCCGTATTCCCAGTCCTTAACTGTGCTAATTGCGTAACCGGTAGACAGGAATAGTTCCTCTACTGTTGGTGTCTGCCCTGTCTGTGCGCAGCGTGCGTAATAGTCGTTTATTCTCTCCTTGAGTTCTTCGTCACTCTTTACCTTTGGTTGTCTATACTCTACAAGCACCTCTGTAAGGAGCTGAGATACAAGCGCTCTATCTTCATCGCTGCTGAGGTCAGGGAGGCAGGAAGGAAAGTTTCTTTTTCCGCCTCTGCCGGTCTCCGGTCGGTTATCCTTTGTTTTTGCAATGGCAGTAGATTTCTTTGTTGCCATTATGTATCACTCCTGTTCATCTCCTGCCTCGGATAATATGGATTTAATCATGTCGGCATTATTCCTGATGATATCCATCGTTACATCGCTTTGGATGTGGTGCGAAAACACAGCCTTATCTTGCGCATCAGCATTGTAATACCCTGTGAATGTCGTTCCATCATGCGCCGTTGCTGCAATACAGATCGATTTTGGCGATACACCTACAACTGTTTCTATGGATTCTTCCAGCCATGCAGCATACGGAAGCTTCGAAATATCCTCCATGTAAACCCTCCTTGTTTGTCACCAGCCCCCACCCCTTGGCTACAGTAACAGTCTTTCCCCTCCCATGCGGGCCTCTTGGGCCTCTCAAACATGGGCTACACGGTTTTTCGGCGCCACACCGCGCCGCGCTTTTTCACAGGTTCCGGCATTGCGCTCTGTTTGAATTTGCTTCCACAGCGGCCTAATCATACGATTGCCGCCACCACGCCACATCCATTGAACGCCTCGGCACTCGCGCAGGTTGTCGCAATGCCGGTATCCCACGGAACTTTTCAGCCCTGCGCCGGTATGTCGGTCGCATCCGTTTCTTCATTCATAGGCCGGAGCCAGCCAAATAATTCTTCGTCCTGCCGCTTTCATACAGCGCACAGGAAAGACCACTTTCGCAGACTTACGCTCCGTGCGGCTGCGAGGCAAGATGTCACGCCTATGGCACGGACAGTTGGGAATTGAACCCACCACACACGGTTTTGGAGGCCGCGTCGCCACCTTGGTACATGTGCCCGCATATTGGTCGTCTTCCCGCTTAGATTGTCACACGCTCATGCCCGCTTGAGGCCCCGCAAGCATCTCAAGCGCCGCTGTTCGGTCATGGCAAGGAGGACGCATCCTCACGCGCAGTTTTCAGCGAGCATTGTCATTTCCATGTGAGCCACGACGAACGGTCTCACATTGTCCGGGCGCTACCCGGCCACTGGCAGGGACGGTTGGGAATCGAACCCACCCAAGCGGTTTTGGAGACCGCCTCGCCAGCCTTGGAACATTCGCCCCTGTATCCCGCGTTTACGGATTCGTCACGGAGCCTCCTCCGCGTTCTAAGTAACGCTCGATTCAACGCGGGCAAATCGAACGGCCCTTCGCGGAGCCACGCCCTGCTGACGGGACAAATCTGGACGCATCCTGCCGGTAATGGCTTCCCTGCTTTGAGCCCCTGTACGCTGTCAGCTTTGGGTCTTGGTGCAGACGGCTGGACTCGAACCAGCGACCAATGGCATTCAATCGCATATCCATTTGCGCGATAAAGCTCTACCGACTGAGCTGCGCCTGCATATAACAACAGCCCATAGGTTTCCCTACGGTTTGTTTGTGCCGGTATGACCTTGCGGTGCCAGAAGGTGCGCCCAATACCGGCGGCGCATAAGATGGAGGAAACGGGTTGAGTGGAAAGACGGGTGGATGGCTATGCCTTATCATCCACTGTACCTATTGTAGCACATCATTAGGTGGAATTTGGTTCATCTTTCCTATCAAAACCACAATATGTAGCGATGTCGAACAGGAATATCTCTTTCCTCCGTCGGAATGTCGCTTCGCTGATCCCCGGCACAATGATCCTGTTGCGGGAATACTTGTGCTTGCCCTGACAGTTGCGCATAATGCCCTGTGCAAGCTGCTTGCGGATGCTCTCACTCTCCAAATCCCGTCCACATCGATCTATGGCGTATTCCACTGCCCGCATTTTCTTGGTTTCCGGCCAGTTTTCTATGGCGGCAAGCTGCTCCGCCTTGCTTTCGGACGGCCTACCAATGCCTGGAGAGCGGGGCATTCCCTCCGTTGCACTGCTTCCGCCGCTCAGTATCTTGCTCCGCGCATCGTTGTATGCCTGTACTCTCCGGGGATAACCTCTGACATAGGCGATGCACTCAAGCCGCACATCATACGGCAGTGTTTGTTTTCGGCTCATGTCCGCCTCCTCCGTCCATCTTGGCACCGCAATCCTCGCAGTATTTTTTAGTAGGCTTATCCCAGTTTCCCTCAGTGGTGATGACAAAGCCGCACGCAGAGCAGCACCACTCGTCTCCGCCAAGATGCGTCCACCGTCCATGCACCACCGGAACGGCATCAGCGGCAGGAGCATCACTTACTTCTCGCAGCACTTTGGCGGCCTGTAAGTATGGGATTTCCTGTGGGCTCTCCGAGAACACATCCTTGGTGTAAACAGTACCGTGATAGCGCTTTGTGTTCTCGATTGCCCTCGCACCGGCGTTCATAGCAAGCATGAGTTCTTCCGTGCGCTCGATGTATTCAGCCATTGTTAATACCTCCATTCTACAGAACCACCATCCGGCCCAAACAGTGTCCGTGTAATTTTTTTCGCATAAATCCAAAATAATACTTGACTTTAATTAAACTCTATGATATGCTTTAGTTACAGTAAAGATAAGTGACAGGCCAACAGGCCGGAAAGGATCAACATTATGAAGTACGAAGTTTGCCTGAGCAATGATAGCTGCATCTTTGACAGCGAGACCGGATTTGACACCATCGAGGAGGCCATCAAGTGGGGGCTTAACCGTGGAAACCGCTATGTGCTCCAGATCGGTGCACAAGACGGCGACACCGTGTCGCTGGGCGTTGCCGGTAAGAAGATCACCGCCAACGTCGGCAGCCCTTGGGAGCACACCTTCTCCACCAAGTCCCTCGACGAGATCGTCGACCACGTCCTGTGCAAGATCGTTTCCACCATCGGCAGCTACGGGATGGGGCCTGACTGGGAAGAGGTCACAGTCGGGGAGGCCGTCCAAGCGCTTCGGATCACCCGCACGGAGGCAGGCAAACTGCACTACCGTATGTGGGATGGTCAGAAGGACGCAGTGCGTGATTATATCAATTCCCACCGTGCGGAAATCATGCAGTATCTGGATGCTATGGACAAGGAGGACTGACCCATGAGGAAGATCATCAACAACAAGGTGTACGACACCTCCACCGCCGCAATGATCGGCCTGTCGGACAACGGCCACGAGTACAATGACCTTGCCTACAGCGGCGAGACGCTGTACCGCAAGCGCACGGGGGAGTATTTCCTCCACGGCGAGGGCGGCCCCATGACCAGCTACGCCGTCCGTACCGGCAGCAACAACTGGAGCGGCAGCGAGCGGATCACCCCGCTGTCCTACTACGCCGCCAGGCAGTGGGCGCAGGAGCATCTCAGCGCCGATGCCTACGAGGCCGAGTTCGGGGACGTCACCGAGGATGACAGTCAGGTCACGATCACACTATCCCTGCGGGCCGACACCGTTGAGGCGCTGCGCCGCACAGCCTCCAAGGAAGGGCAATCCCTTAGCGCCTACGTGGAGCGTGTGCTGCGCCCGGCGGTGGACATTCCTTCCCCAGCGGACATTCCGGTCGGGGAGAATTAACGCTATGGGTGGCAAGCAGGCCCACTGAGCCGTCCCAAACGCCCCAATAACCGCCCAGAGAGGACACCCGCCACGGGTGCTCTCTCTTTTTACTTACTTAAATACCTCCGGCGGGTACCGCTCCTCCCACGGGCGGAAGCCATCCCCCATGATGCGCCGCAGCTCCCGGTCGATGCTCTCCTTGGTATAGGCGATCTCCTGATCTCCGCCTGCGTCATCCACGCAGAGCTGGGCAAAGGCCCGGAAGGTCTCCCGGAAGGCATCCAGCGCTTCCATGGCCCGCTTGGGGCCGAAGCCAAAGTCCTGCCCCAGCGTGATCAGCATCATGTCCTCACACTGCTGGATGGTAAAAAGCCGCTGCAGCCGCATATTTTGCTGGTGCTTGGCCTCCACCCGCTGTAAAAACGCACTGGGCTTAGCCATCCTCGCCACCTCCCCGCCGCTCTCCGTAGGAGCAGAAATCGTCATGACTGCTGTACCCCATCCGGCACTTATACAGTTTGAAGTATCGGCAGTCCTTGCACCGCACCACTTCCACAGCGTCCACTGTGGGGGCGGCGGCCACAATGGGCAAAGCAATCTCGTCCCTATCTGCGTTATCGTACCACGGCTCGTCGTCGAGCTTTTCCCACAAGGTATCACCATCAATCAGCCGCATTTTCTGCGCCTCCCTCCATTGGTTCTCCACAGTTAGGACAGAAATTCCAATCCCCAACATCGAAAAAGGTAAAGTCTCGCTTCACCATCACGCCGCACTTCGGGCATTTGATGTAGTCGTGATCTTCAATCCACCGCATCGCCGTCACCTCCGTCCTTCCGTTCTCCGTAGCTGCAATAATCGTCAGCTTTTACATACGATAATCCTCCGGCGAAAACGCATCCGAATTCGTATTCCTCTGGCTCGTAATGCTTGCACTCCTTGCACCGCACCACGGGCACAGCGTCCACTGTGGGTGTGTCTTGCAAAGCATCATAAAACGCATCAAACGCATCTATTACACCTACACCTTGTTCAATTTGTCCGTTAAACAAGCACTCTAACTCTTCCGCATCAATCAGCCGCATCGCCGTCACCTCCGTCCATCTTTGCCCCGCAGTTGGGGCAGTAACTGTAAAATTTGCCGTACTCAGGGACATCCCATCCGCACACAGAGCAGGCCCTCCGCGTCTTGTAACCGTCCATGCTATTCCACCTTCCATGCACCACTAGGGCCACATCGGCGGCAGGCGCATCCTCGATATCCTCCACGCCTACCACCATTTCGGCCAACTGCGGCCAGTTGCTGTGGCTTGCGTTGTACTGGTGGGTAAGCAGCTCTTCCCGGTCAATGTATTCAGCCACGCTCGATCACCTCCTGCTTCCACGGGGTGATCTCCTCCACGGATACCACCCGCACGTCCCCATAGCGCTCCAAGTCCATGGCCAGCGCCTCCTTGATGCCGATGGCCTGTCCCACCGGCCTGTCTACGTCCATCACGATCCTCAGCATCCTGCCTCCTCCTTACTCATGTTATAGGCCCAGCGGAGCTTACGCTCCGGCGGACTGACATAATACTCTCGTCTTCTTACACCAGACCACTCGGCCCCGCCAGCCTCTCCCTCGCAGACAAAGTTACTGGCTCTCAAACTCGCCCCGAACTCTGACACCAGCGTGTAGGTAATCACCCGCTGATAGCCCATGGCTCGTGCAATCCGCACACACGCACCGTACAGTTTGGAACAGGCGTTGTGCGTGCCGTCCGTGCAGTTGCGGTATATCTCCAACGTGGTGCCGTTGTCTAACCTCCGTGCTACGGGTCTGCCGCAGATCGCCACACCACAGAGGCGCTCATCCTCCCAGCAGGCCACCGCAAACTTACCGCCGGTCGGTGGGATGCTGTGCCTGTGATACTCGCCTACGTACTCCCTCGCCTGCTTAAGGTGGCATGGCCTAATTGTCAGCATCCTGCCTCCTCCTTACTCACGTCCTCGCTCCCCCTTGATCTCCTCCACCAGCAGCAGCCTCACGCCCTGACACAGGGCATACACCAGCTCGTTTTGCCAGATGTCCCGGCTCTCCTTGATGCGGCACATCCCCGTCTCGATAGCGTCCAGCGCCTCCATCAACTCCTCACGCCTCGCCATTTTGAGTCTCCTCCAATTTCATGAAACACCCCCAAAAGGTTTGCGACCTCTTGCCGCTGTGATGCCCAAACAAAGGGCGCTGTCCTATCGCTTTCCACACCTCTGTGGCCGGTACCTGTGTCTCCGCCCACTTGAAAATTAGTACCCCATCGGGTTTAAGCACACGCATACACTCCTTGAACCCATCGTGGAGCATTTTCGGCCAGTTATCATCGAGTCGTCCATACTTTTTGGCCAGCCAAGCATTTTCCCCGACTCGGCGGAGGTGAGGTGGATCCCAGACAACAAGGGCGAATGAATTGTCGTCGAACGGAATATCCGTAAAATCGCATTGGATATCTGGCGCAATCACGCATGATCTCTCAGACTGTCGGTTTCCCGACTTCCAAATGCCGTGCAGTTCTTCCGCTCGCCTGTCCGCATAGATTACAGCGGGGTGATGCTTGTCGAACCATATTGTCCGAGACCCGCAAGTCACATCCAGTATTTTTTTGGGAGTCGCCATCACTCCACCTCCTGCTGCCAGAACCTACGGCGGCACTCGGGGCAATTCCCCGTAGGACTAGCACACCCACCGTACTCGTCCCTCTTCTTCTTCGCAATGGCTGCGGGGCAAATGACGAGGATGCCGTCTTTATCCACTCGTGCCTCCGGATATTGCTCCAAAAACTCGTCCTGCCGGGTCTTACGTGGATGCTCCTTCGCCCACGCCTCGACGATCTGAACAAGCCTTTCGGCGTCATTCGTCTCCCCTATTGTGCCGCATATCACACCATTCGCAGGGCACTCGGCACACGAACTAAACTGCTTACACATCCGGTTTCGCTCCCGGATAAACTCCACTGCATCCATGTCTATCCTCCTTCCCGCCCCGCCTCCGGGGCCTCGCCTCTTACCATCTGCCAGCACCGGCGGAACCACACCATCCACGCCACGCAGCCGGGCCATACCTGCCCGCCCATCCTCTGGCTGCAGCTGCCCAGATCCTTCGATCGCTTCCGGCAGGTCTCGCAGGGGCATTCCGGCAGCCGGTAGGGCTCTCCCTGCCGCAGTCTCATGCCTCCCCGCCTCCTTCCATCGTCCGGATCACGATCTCCGTCCGGGGGTGCTGCTTGTCATACAGCACCCGGCTTCCGTCGTGGCTGACGATAATGCCGCTGTGGTCGTCCTCCAACACACCCGCCTCCACCAGCACGTCATCCAGCGCCTCCAACAGGTTTGTCAGATCCACTTTACGCCTTGTGGGCATATAAAACAGCGCCTTCACCTCCACCGGCTGCCGTATGGTCTCCAGCCGATACGTCCGCAGACACCATGCCGCCGCCTCGGCGTACTCCCGGTACGCCCGGCTGGGGGCGATGAAGGGGCGCCCCGTTCCGTCGTTTTTCAGGATCTGCTGGCTATTCTTCTTCGTCACCGGCGCAAGGCCGATGGTCATGATCACTTCCACTTTCTTCCTCCCGTCTTGCATATTTCCCGTCCACGGCCTCGCACAGCGGACACAGCCAGTATTCCCCGGCGCAGTATCGGGTGATCTGCCGCCGCAGCGCCTCACGGGACGGCATCCAGCTGACCACCGGATCGTCCGCCAGCACCCCCTCGCACACAATGCGCTGGGAGCCGTTGTCTGTCCTGTAATAGGGGCATCGCACGTGTACCTTTGCGTGTCCTCCGGCCATCCTCTCACCATCCCATGTACTTTTCCATCTGCCGGTCTGTCAGAGCCTGTGCAAGGCCATTTTTGGGCGGCGCAGAGGCTTCCGTCCTGCTCCACCGCTCCCACGTCTCTGCATTTCGGCAAGCCGCTTTCCAGTCTTTCATGGGGGTCTTGCCGACCATCCACCCTTTCGATACGTAGAAATCGATAAAGCCCTGCGGATCTACGGGTGACTGGCGTTCAGCCACATAGGACTGCACCTCTGCCAGCGTGGGCGGAACAAAGCGCTTGGGGGCTGAGGGGGGAGGGGGGGAGCAATAACTATCGTTCTCACTCTCTTTCTCTCTCTCTTTCTCCTTCTCTTTCTCCTTGCGGGTTTGTTCCGGTTTGTTGTCGGTTTGTTTTCGTTTGTTCTGCGTTTGTTCCGGTTTGTTTTTCGTTTGTTCCGGCCTGTTGCCGGTTTGTTCGGTGGAGGGTACCATTTGTTCCGCCCGGCTGCGGTTTTCCGCCTTGCTGCGGCCCACCTCCAGCGTGGGCCGGATCAGGGTGAAAATGGCCCTGGCCACGCCGGATAGCTCCGGCTCCTCTCCGTCCAGTGCATAGGCGCATACCGCCAGCACGATGGCCCGGAACTCCTCCGCCGGGATCTCCTTCAGTGCGTCGTAGTAGCTCCGGTACCAAGTAAATTGCTTTCGCTCCATCCCACGGCCCTCCCGTTAAAAGGGCAGGTCGCCGTCGTCCTCGACCTCCTGAAAGTCATCCGCCGACACATCCACGCCCCGTCCGGTGGTCTCCTCCCGCTTGCTGTCGGCAAAGTAGAGACTGTCAGCCAGCACCT